CAATTATTATGATAAATTGTTTACGTATAAAATAATACCGTCAGGAGCTACAAACGAGTACGTTGATACTTTTCTTTTCGACACATACCAATCTTCACCTACATTAACGCCAGAACAAAATAGATTTTTTATATTATTTGGGTTTGATATTTCAAAAGAACCCTTAACCTTTGTTTCTAACGTGTTATCAACACTTGACTCCGACAAAAAACCTGAGTGGGAAACGTATCTTTTTAAAACTATTGGTATTAAAAAGATATACAACGAACAAACCGGTAACAATATTACTCTACCTAATGTTGGAGGTACTTATTATAAGTATTTAAATTTTCAATCTGATATTGAAAAAAGATTTAAACAGTTTTATGACGAATACTATAATGATGAGATTAAATCACTTAAGACTTTATTTATAGACAAAAAACGTTTATTATATTATGAAAGTCAAATACCTATTGGAATAAGTAACGATATTAATTTACAGTCACTATGGTCATCAGAAAGCTCAACTTGGGATAAATTTAATGGAAAAAAATCATTTAACTAATGCAATATTATAATCGATATGATAATTTTTTAATAAATGGAGGTCAAACTGTTGTTCCATTTTTAAATATACCACCTAGATCTACAGACCAAATTTATCTTTATAAAACTAACCAAAGTAGATTAGATAAGATCAGTTATGAAAAATATGGAACACCATATTTTGGTTGGTTAATATTAATGGCTAATCCGTTGTTTGGTGGTTTAGAAAATAATATTCCTAATGGAACATTATTAATTGTACCATTTCCATTAGTTTCCGCCTTGCAAGACTACAAATCATCTTTAGATACTCATATTTTTTATTATGGCAGATAGAATAGGGGACACAAAAAAAATATTTATTGAAACTGAGTATGATAATGTGTTACTTATAAATCCAAATGAGATATACGATTCAAACAACTTAAGATCACCAAGGTTAGTAGACCACGAAGATTTAGTTTACTACGCCAATTTAGAAACCTTTATTGTCCCAAGAACAAAATTAGCCATAGGTGAATCGCTAGACTCTGCTGTTATGAATACTACAATTGCTACGATATTTGGTGGTGATGATAACTTAAAAATTAATTTTTTACAACCTAAAGGTAAGACCGCATTTGATACTAGTTGGTCTGATCAATTAACAGGTATGGAATCTAGATCTGGTAATGGGTCTAACCAAAGACAAGAAAATACGGTAACCGTAGACGGTAAACCAAAATTTAAAAATAGTATTAAAAATTATGAAGATACACAACTTTTAGGTATTAAATCCATTAATGTAAAGATTAAAGGTACGGGTGTACCTGAAGTTAGTATTCAGATGATTGACATACAAGGTAGAGCTTTATTTGAGCAGGGTGAAAGCTCAATTTATTCTGCGTTTTTTAATTTTCCGTATCCTTTATTTTATTTAACATTAAAGGGGTATTATGGTAAAGCTATTAGATATAGGTTATCTTTAGTTACTTTTAATTCTAGATTTGATTCATCTACAGGGAATTATGATATATCTTTAACATTAATTGGAAAGTTTACCGCTTTATTATTTGATACCCCATTGGCGTATAGTATAACTTCACCTTCGATGTTTAATACTGAAACAACAGTATCTGATCCGTTAACTAATACGGTAACAACTACGAGTTCGTATAAGGGAAGACAAGTATTAGAAGAAGTTTACAATATTTACAAGAAAAAGGGGTTGATTGATGATAATTTTCCACCACTTAGTATTAAAGATTTTATATCAATAGCTAACAATTACGTTGCAAAATTAAATGAGAATATATCTAAGGGTGGTACTGGTGATTTTACAGAATTTAATGATGTTGCAGATTTTAGGTATAATTTAGAAAGTTTAAAAAAATACGTATACCAAAACTCTTTAGATAAATATTTAGATAAAAGTAGTTACTATGTTAATGATGGGTTAATATATTACCCATACAGAAAACAATATGACGCTCAATTCCAATACGATTATAACACTAAAATAGATGAAAGAATTAAATATTATTCTAAACTACTTGAGGATAATACTACTTTTGGTAAGTCTGGAAGTAAAAATATACCAGTTAATATTACATTATCGGATGTTGTTAAAAAATTAAATATAACTACGTGGTTATCAAATGATAATAATGTTAAAGAGACTTACTATTATAGAAATGGGACACAATTGGATTTAAACAATCCAAATGATGTTGTTAAATTTAATGTATTTAAATTATCTGAAGAAAAATTAAAACTTATAGGTGGAAAAGTATTAAAACCTGACGGGACTATTGTTGATTACGAACCAGATTATTTTGTTTTTGGAGATAAAAGAATTGCTGATGGGACTTACGAATCTCCAAGTTTTTTGAACGAAATAGATTCAGCATTAAAAAAATTAAATGTCTATGACGAAGTAATAACAAAAACGTTAGAAAAACTTTTGGCTGATAGACAACTAAAAAATCCATCAGATGGTGGGTTAGGGTTTAAACCTACAATTAGAAATATTTTTGCAATTATTTTTGCTGGTGCGGATTGTTTTTATCGATTAATGGAAGACGTACATAAATCCGCTTGGGATGTTAGAGATGACCCAAATAGGTTATTGGCGGTAATCCCCCCAAATAAATCATTTTCAGTTGATGCGGTTAAAAGTTTACAAACATCAAGTGGAAAACTAAATTCAGATAACGTAGTATATCCTTGGCCTTTATATTTTGTTAATGAAAAACAAAAAGATGGTAGAGACTTATATACTATACAATATCCTGGAGACTCAACAGTCATTAATACGACTAAGGCTTATGATTATAAAATTTGGCCAGAAATTGGGTTTGTTGAAGCGTATTTAAAAGGAACGACTGAAACTTCAAAACCAACAAATACTTCCACAATCTATAATAACCCAACAACAGTTAGTCAATATGTTTCATCAAATGCTATAGAATACCCGTTTAAGGCTACACCATATCAAGATCTAAACAATATTTCATTTTTTTATGAAATATTTGAAAGGTCGTATTTAATATCAAATTACGGTAAACTTAATAAGTTAGCTATTAAAAATAAACTTGACGACTTTTTTGCATATGCTGAGGGAACAAATATTGGATTATCGGTTTTTAATGACATTCCTTTAAATCAACTACTTAAACATTATAACTTTACTTATACTACGTTTTTAGATTACATGAAAACTATTTCTAATAATGGTAATGGTGAAAGTTGGCAAAAATATATTAGAAGTTTATATAAAACGGAATATATTGAAAATTTAATAAAAACTCAAAATGGTGTGTATAGTATTGATACGCTAATTGGTGAAACATACAAAAATATATCAGCAAATAACCCAAATGTTAAAAATTTAACGGATTACTTAAAAAACACAGAATCATCTAAACTTAATTTTTTAGATACTTACCCATTAACAAATTTAAAGTGGATATCGTCTAATATCTCTAACGGTAAAAATGTTACAGATATTGAAGAATTCAACAATACAACAAAAACTTTTAATTATTTAGAATCTAAAAAAACTATAGGAAGAGTTAGTAAAAGTGAAACGTTTGATGATATTAATTTATTAACATCATATAAACCATTAACTAATCACGCACAACTATATCTAACTAACGCAACGAATAGTAGTCCAATCATATCTAGACTAAGTCTAAAAGAGTATTACGATCAAAGAAAACCCGAAGATTTATATATTACAGAGTCGTATGTAAATTATGGAAATAACTATAACGGTAATGTTAATTCTAAAATTCAAACTACTTCAATATTAAATAGCCCATATTTCATAAACGCATTAATGAATGGCGTTAGTAACAATAAAAGTAAATTAGATAATTCTTTTGTTGCTTTAGGTTATTTGTTTTTAAACTCACTACCACTAATAACAACAAAAGAAAGATTAAAATCATCTAAGATTGGTGGTACATCGGTTACAGATTTAGATTATTTGGCTTCAACGCTAAAAAAATATTCATCAGTACACCAAGTACCATACGCTTGGGTTTTAAAGTACGGATCAATTTGGCACAGATATAAACAATTTATTGAATCTGATATTGATATTTTATCATCAGTTTGGAAGGATTTTAACTACGCGTCGGCGTATGACCCAAAAGACTCTTTAATCACTAAAACTTATACTTTTCCGGATTATTTAGGAAATGAAAAAAAAATAGTTTTAGAGAATTTTTTATCTGCACCCCCTATCCCATTTGTTGGACAAGCAAAATTAACACTAAATGTTGGATTTTATCCAAAAGTTATAAATGCAGTAAACAACTATTTTTTTGGGGAAGACTTATTAATAAGTGGAGGGACTAATAATGAGTTTATAGATTTATACAATGATCACGGTTTTAAAATTTGTAAAAATTCACAATCAACAACAAACATACCGTACGTATCAATTCAACCGGCAGTATTAAATTTAAGTGGTTTCACATCAACAGACACGGTAACTTTATTAAAACAAAATTACTACCAATATATGGATAAGTTTAGTTCTACTAATAATCCTATGTTTTTATTATTTCCATCTATGGGTGGAATACCAATTGATCAATCAATATATGAATGTTTTAATAATGATAATAAGGTAGTAAAAGATATATCAGGAAATACTGCAATGTATAATGGATCGGTAAGGACATTATGGGCTTCTTCTCATTTTGGATATTTTGATACTAAATTGGTAAAAAAACCATACCCTACACAATATTTAAAAGTAATTAATACTAATAGTAATACGCAAAACCCATTTGATTTAACTACTACCCAATCAGAGTACTCATCAATTGATGAGATATTTTCAGTATTTACTCCAGAACTTTTAGATCAATTTGAAAAACATTTTATTACTTTTTGTAATTATAGTCCTACCACTAAAGATTTAATTTTAAAAGATGAAATACTTACACCATCAAAGAGTAAAAGTAATTCAATAAAAAATACAAATGAAAAAAGATTATTTTCACAATTAAAAAATTTATTTTTTATAAATAAAACTGGTGTTACTTTGAGTAGTGAGGATGTTGATGGAAAAATATTAGGCGAAAAACAAATTCAAAATTTTACAGAAAGTATTAGTAAATTTTTATCATTTGATTGTATAATTAAAATTGGAAATCCAGGAAATTTTGACAGAAGACTATTTAATTCGTTTTCAAATTTACAAGAGTTTAGTCCTACAGATAAAATAACGTTTACTCCGTATGTTACGGGTACGTTACCTGGTGATGGGTCATCGATAACATTACTAGCTAGTATGGTTGCACACAATGACGCTTGGATAACTTTAAGGAAGTATATTGGATTTTCAACAATACCTGAAGTTGATTACCCAAACCAAGTTATTCCTGAGTTTCCAAGTTTACCTAGTCCAACACCAACTCCGACAACAACACCATCACCATCGCCAACACCAAGTCAGACACCAGGTCCTACACCAACATCAACACCAATACCATTACCAACTTCAGGACCAATACCTCTTAGTAGTCATTATACTTTTGAAAGTTGTTGTGATGGTAATACAACTTTTAATGTTATTATTAATAATTTGTCGGATTCAATGGTTGTTAGTAATAATAGTACATACATTGAAAATGAAATATACTTTTTAAAATTATCTGATAATATACCAAATACTAACCCACAAACATTAAAGTTGTTTTGTGCTAGAAAAATTAGTAATACCGCAACGTTTAATCCACCAAATAATATTAATTCAGTAGGACAACAAACATATTATTTAACAAGTGATGACGATTATTATGTTAATACCCCAAATGCTCAAAGCGAATGCGTTAATTATGAATTATATGGTACTAATTGTTTAAACACGATTAGTCCCCCACTATCATTACCAAAATTAACAATACCAACAATAACAGTAAAACCAAAAGGACCTATAATCCAAAGTGTAATAAATCAAAAATCTTTAAATCAAAAATCTTTAGTTTCTGAATTTTTTATTTATCAAAATGTTGAATTTACATCTGAAAATATTATTAAATTGTACCCAATTATTAGGGTATATGTTCAAAAAAGATTAGAAAACACAAATTTTTATGGGTTTGATTTTACTGGTATAATAAATAATTATTTATCCGAACAAAAAGATTTACAACAAAGCATATTAAATAAAGTTTTTTCATATTTACGTACAAATTTAAAAGATATTGTAGTAAAACCCCAAACGGCGTCTTCAGTTACAGGAGATGTTGGTAAATTAAGTTTATATAACACCTTAAAAGGGTTTAATGATAAGTGGATCGCTGGTTCTGATTTAAAAAATATGACATTGTTTGAGGACTTTTTATTTATGGATAGGGCTAATAGTGATCTAGGTGATGTTTTTGTTATTGATGTAGAACAAGTTGTAAGAAGAATAGATCCATTATTAAACCCTAAAACAAATTTAATGCAAGTTGTTAGTACTATTTTAGACGATAACAAGTTTATGTTTATTGCTATGCCGGCTTACATTAATTTTTATGGTATTCAAAAGGCAATAAAAAATGGAATACCTCTTGAAGATAGTACTATAGGTAACTCTTTATTTGGTACTTATTTAGAAGTGGATTATACAAAATCCAGTCCTAAATTTTTATGTTTATATATGGGTAATCCTTCTGAAATGCCAAAACCAAAAGAAAACTCCTTTAGTCGATTTGGTGACGATAGTTTTGATTTAAGAATTCCTGCTGATAATCCTTTAAGGGTTTCCGATACAAATAGAGATTATTCTAAAACAAATAAAGTTGTTGGGTTTAGTGTTGATTTTGGGATACAAAATCAAAATATATTTAAAAGTTTTGATTTAGATATGTCAGAAATGAAAAACACTTCAGAGTCATTTAAAGTTTTTGCTGATATTGGTAGTTCGGTTGCTGGTGATCAAGTCGCTCAACAATCTGTTTCTATGTATAGTATATATAAATCTAGATCATACTCCTGTGGTGTATCATCACTTGGAAATGTAATGATACAACCGACGATGTATTTTGTTTTAAGACACATTCCACTCTTTTATGGTCCTTATTGGATTTATGAGGTAAACCATAGTGTGGATGAATCTGGATTTAAAACAGACTTTAAAGGGACTAGAATTCCAAAATACAGCCTACCAAACGTAAACGAATTAATAATTAATGTTAATAAAAACATTCTTAATTCTTGGAAAGACGAAATCGAGAAATCAAGGCCAGCTAGATTTAGTGGTGAAACGTTAATTAACGCCGACCCAAATGTCCCACCAATAATACTATCTTCAGAAGCTGCGTGTTTAAATAACAGTGAATATAAGACTGGTATACCATTTGTATCGATTGAAAGAACCCCAATAAGCTTTACTGATTTAGTTAGTGAGATTAAAAACAAACCAATAAGCCGACAAATGAAAGCTTTAATATTAGGTATTGCAACCACAAGACCTATAAATTCATTTGAAATAGATGGAGAGGTATTAAATACTATAAATTATAATCCTTATGAGATATCAGCAGACTCTAAACAACCGGGTGGTTTAGATTCTTATATTTCAGAACAAGTTTGTGCAAAGATTGGTGGTAAAGATGTTCCTTTAGTTAGTTTTTCTAGTTTAACTGACTCTACTAATTTTATTATTTCTTTTTATAGTTCATATGAAACAATGATTAGTAATTTGGTTACTGCAAACACCGATACTGATATTAATAAAAGTTACGGAAAAGCTTTAGCCCAATTAACCTTTACTACTTGGGATACTGCGGAAGCTTTTGGAGATATCACAACAAGCCCACCAACACCACCGCGTACCGCTATACAAATTAAAGATTTTACACTTAAGCAAAAAAATGATAGTAAGTTTACTCAATATGACACATATGTTGAAATATTTACAAAATATTATAAAACTTTTATATAAAAACATAAACAAGTGTATATTTATATTTAAAAAGTTATGGACATTAAAAATTTATTAGACGATTATTTAAAAAAAGATACTCGTATAACCGAAAAAAATACATCTCCAGGGTTTAAAGAGGTTTGTGATTTAGATACTGGTGATTGTTACACTATAAGATTAAAAGATGGTCTCATTGAAAGATTTGATAATACTATAAAAATAAATAAAACTTTAAAGGTTGAAACACCTTCAGGTGTTAAATCATTATTAAATGGTTAAAAAATATAAAAAATGAGTATACAAAAAACAATATTAGAAGAATTACGACGGTTTAATCAAATAAATAATTATATTATTAAAGAACAACCAGAAATTCCTACACCACCTGTAGACCCAACCACCGCACCTGTAGATCCTACTGCGCCTGTAGATCCAACTGCACCTGTAGATCCAACTGCGCCTGTAGATCCAACCGCGCCTGTAGATCCAACCGCAACTGAACCAGTTGCTGATACTATTCCAGAACCCGTTGACGTTAAAACCGATCCTGATGTAGAAGAAGTTGGTGTTGATAGTGAGGAATCTAACGAGACTGAAGAGATAGATATCACGGATTTAGTTAGTACCCAACAAGATATTAAAATGAAACAAGATGAGTTTATGGAAAGTATGTTTACAAAACTTGATGACTTAGAAAGTAAATTAGCTAATATGGATACGATATTAGATAAAATAAATAGTTTAGAAACTAAATTTGATAAATCTAGAGAAAAAACACCAGAAGAAAAATTAATGTTGAGGTCTTTAGACTCTTATCCTTATACACAAAAACTTACAGATTTTTTTGACGATAAAAAAGATGAAATGGAGAAAACAGGAAAAAATGAATATATATTAACAGCTGACGATGTTGAAAACCAACAACCAAATGAGATTAAAAAAACATTTAACTTATATGATGATAATGAGTTATAAAATTTAAGATAATTTTTTATTTAATCAGGGGAGCTAACTCCCCTTTTTTATGCGTTTTAAGTTTGACATTCTATAAAATTTTATTATATTTAATAAAGATAAAAGAGTAATAAAACTAAAAAACCAAAAAAATTATTTATGACAAATTCAGCATTCGATTCAGTATTGGCTCAATACGAAAAAAACACACAAAGTACAGGTTCTCAAAAAGCAAACATATCTCAAGAAGATAGACTTAAGAGATATTTTTCAGCAATTTTGATGAAAAACGAAACATCCGCACAAAGAACAATAAGAATTTTACCAACAAAAGATGGGTCATCACCATTTGTTGAGGTTTGGTACCACGAAATTCAAGTAAACGGACAATGGGTTAAATTATATGATCCAGAAAAAAACGACAATGAACGATCACCTATTAGTGAAGTTTATAACGAATTAATTAAAACAGGAAAAAAAGAAGATAAAGACTTAGCTGGTCAGTATCGTTCTAGATTGTTTTACATTGTAAAAGTTATCGATAGAGATAACGAACAAGACGGAATTAAGTTTTGGAGATTTAAACACAACTATAAAAATGAAGGAGTTTTAGATAAGATATTACCTATTTGGAAAGCTAAAGGAGATGTTACTGATTCTGAAAATGGTAGAGATTTAATCATTGAACTTAAAAAAGCTAAAACACCAGTAGGTAAAGAATATACGGTAATCCAAACAATTATGTACGGAGATCCAACACCAATTCATACGGATAAAGATATCATGGATGGTTGGGTTAAAGATGAAATGACTTGGTCAGATGCATATTCTAAAAAACCTGTTGAATATTTAGAGGCAGTAGCTGTTGGTGAAACACCTATTTGGAGTACAGAACTTAAAAAATATGTTTATGGTGATACTGGTGACATATCATTGGGTGGTACATCAAAAACTATAGAAAAATTTGACGAAACTAAAGAAGATTCCGAATTACCGTTTTAAGTAATATCAAAAGTTATAATAACCTCCTAATATTAGGGGGTTATTTTTATAAACAATACAAATTAAAAAAAAATGAATAAAATTAGTGAAAAAATGTATGAGGCCCTTACTTTGAAGTATAGGTCGGAAATGGCGGCAACAGAAGCTACCTTACTTATCTATTTTAATAATCCAGTAGGTATCGGTGAACATCCACAACACTTAGAGGAAATGGATCTTATTGTTGAAAAAATGACAAACGCCAAAGACAAGTTAGAAATGTTAGAAACAATATATAAGTATAACATAAAAAAAGACGATAAGATTGAAATAACTAACGAAATGTTAAAAATCGTTAATGACCAAAATAAAATTGATTAATCATAAACTAAGAAAAGATAATGGGAATTAAAAAAAAAGAGTTTAATTTAGATGACATAAAAAATAAATTTTCTACAAAAACAAAATATAAAAATGAAAGTTTTTATAATTGTGGAGAGTCTTTTTTAGAGGCGTGTGGATTACCTGGCCCTGTTATGGGTGGAATTAGTATGTTTTTAGGTCATAGTAATACGAGTAAAACCACTGCAATGATATTAGCGGCTGCAGACGCCCAACGTAAAGGGCATTTACCTATTTTAATAATAACCGAAAAAAAATGGTCATGGGAACACGCGATTGAATTAGGATTACAAGCCGAAAAAAATGAACTTGGAGAATATGATGGAATGTTTATTTTTAATGATTCTTTTGATGTTATAGAACAAGCAACTGAGTTTATTAATAATATTCTTGATTCACAAGAAAAAGGAGATATACCATATAGTTTATTATTTTTATGGGACTCAATTGGTTCTATTCCTTGTCAGATGACTTTTGACGGTAAAGGTGGTGGTATGCATAATGCTAAAGTATTAGCCGATAAAATAGGAATGGGAATTCATTCAAGAATATCTAAATCTAAAAAAGAAGATTACCCTTATTACAATACTCTTGTAATCTTAAACCAACCTTGGGTTTTACTTGCGGATAATCCGTTTGGTCAACCTGAGATCCAAGCTAAAGGAGGTACCGCTGTATGGTTAGCCAGTAGTTTAATCTTTTTATTTGGAAATCAAAAAAAATCAGGTATTAGTCACATTGACGCAACTAAAAACGGTAGAAAAGTCTCATTTGCTATTAGAACCAAGATTTCTATTTTAAAAAACCACGTAAATGGTCTTGGATATAAAGACGGAAAAATAATTGCAGTACCACAAGGGTACATTTCAGACACAAAAGAATCTTTAGATAAATACAAAAAAGATTATTCAGATTATTGGATAACAAAATTAGGTGATTCTAACTATTCTTTAGATGAGTCCTTAGAAGATTCAGACGAGTAAGTAGCCCAAAAATATTTTCAAACTAATTAATAGTTATAAATGATTAAAACCCTTATTGTTGATGGAAACAACCTATTAAAAATAGGTGTTTGCGGTGTAAAAGATTTTTATAATAACGGAGAACATGTTGGGGGTATTTGGCATTTTTTAAACACTATTAGAAAATTTTTAGAAGAAACTAATTTTAATAAGGTTGTTGTTTGTTGGGACAGTCAAAGTAGCTCAACTCAAAGAAGACTATTTTATCCAAAATATAAAATTAATAGAAAACTCCCAGATAGTGAAGATATTGATACTTCATTTTTAAATCAAAAAACAAGGGTAAAACAATATCTTGAGGAGATGTTTATTAGGCATATTGAGATAGAAAATTGTGAAGCTGATGATATTATCGCCTATTATTGTAAAATATCTGAAGATGAGAATAAAGTGATATTTTCGAGTGATCGAGACCTTACACAATTAATTTCTGAGAATGTTACAATATACTCACCTAGTACAAAAAAGTACTATAAAAATGGAGATATGATTAAAATGTTTAATGTAGAAATACCACATTTTAATGTTAAAACTTGGAAAATAATATCTGGAGACAAGTCTGATAATATTTTTGGAATTTATTATTTAGGTGAAAAAACCTTAATTAAATTGTTTCCTGAATTACTTGACAAAGAGGTAAATATTACGGATATTTTAACAAAAGGAGAAGAACTTTTAAAGGAGGATAAAGGTAATCTTGCATTAATCAATTTATTAACTGGTAGAACGAAGGAAGGGATTTTTGGTAATGAATTTTATGATGTAAATAAAAAACTTGTCGATTTATCCGAACCACTAATAAGTGAAGACGACAAAAAAATAGTTAACACATATTATTCTGAATCAATGGATCCTGATGGTAGAGGACATAAAAATATAATTAAAATGATGATGAAAGATGGGTTGTTTAAGTACTTACCTAAAAACGACGACTCATGGGTAAAATTTTTAACTCCATTTTTAAAATTAACAAGAAAAGAAAAAACAAAATTTAAAACAAAAAATTAAAATTATGAAAGACCAAAACGACATAACAAAAATTGAATTTTTAATAACATTAAATAACAATTTTGTAGTACAAAGATTTTTTAACGTTAAAGGGTATAACCCAAAGGCTAAAAATAGTTTAGACCTTTATTACTATATTAAAGATTTGTCTAACGAATTAAAAAGTACTATGAGAAAAAAATCAGTTATATACATGTTAGAAAATAGATATCAAATTGAGGGGTCACCATCGGTACTCGAGACATCAAATACTGATGGATCTGAAACCTTTAATATTATTTTAAAGGTTGATAATGTGACTATTTATCATAGAGTTATTGACGCAAAAGTGTACCCACCAAAAGTTAGATATACCTTAGATGTTAGACCTATAGTTAAAAACATATTAAAAGATATTGGTGATATATTATCTAATAATAAATTATCTTTTAATTATCTAAATTATTCAATTAAATAGTATTTATTATTAACAATAAAATTAAAAACATGTCAGATAAAAAAAACTTCGGTTATTTAGGTAATACTTTTCAAATACAATTATTAAACAATATTGTAATATATAAAGAATTCTCAAACTCAATTATTGATGTAATTGACCCCCAATATTTTGATAATCAATATTTTAAGGTTATTTGCCAAATGATTAAAGAATATTATTTAAAATATGAGCATATACCAACATTTAATACTATTGAACAACTAACAAAATCTGAGCTTAGTTCACCTATGGCTCAAAAAAACATTTTAGACACATTAGAACAAGTTAAAAATGTTTCAGATGAAGGGTCTATTTATGTTCAAGAAAAATCATTAAAATTTTGTAAACAACAAGAACTACAAAGAGTAATGGTTAAGTCACAATCTATTATAGATAATGGGGATTTTGAAAGTTACGATAAGTTAGAAGAAATGGTTAGAGGAGCTTTGCAAGTTGGTGAAGTTGATAAAGGAACTACTGATGTTTTTTTTAATTTATCTGAGGTTATGGATGAAGATTATAGACATCCAATTCCAATTGGAATATCGGGGATTGATAATTTGTTAAAAGGTGGATTAGCTAAGGGTGAAATTGGTGTTATTTTAGCCCCAACAGGAGTTGGTAAATCAACGTTTACTACTAAAATTGCAAACCACGCTTTTAATTTAGGATATAATGTACTTCAAATATTTTTTGAAGATAATCCAAAAATAATACAGAGAAAACACATAACACTTTGGACTGGTATACATCCAGACGACTTAACCGATAATAAAGAATTAGTTATTGATAAAGTTAAACAAATACAAAACAATAAAAAAAATAAACTAACATTAAAAAAGTTACCTTCTGACACTGTAACTATGAACCAAATAAAAAATCAGATTAGAAAAATTTTGGCTAATGGAGATAAAGTGGATATGGTTATTTTAGATTACATTGACTGTGTTGTTCCTGATAGAAAAATGAGTGATGAATGGAAAAGTGAGGGATCAGTTATGAGGGCTTTTGAGTCTATGTGTCATGAATTAGATTTGGTTGGTTGGACAGCAACACAAGGAAATCGTAGTTCTATTTCTTCTGAAGTAGTTACTACTGATCAAATGGGTGGATCAATTAAAAAAGCTCAAGTTGGTCACGTAATCATTACAGTAGCTAAGTCACTACAACAGAAAGAAATGAATTTAGCGACTATAGCTATTACCAAGTCAAGAATTGGAAAAGACGGAATTATATTTGAAAATTGTAAATTTGATAATGGTATGTTAGAAATTGATACGGAACAAAGCGTTACTTTTTTAGGTCATGAAGAACAAAAAGAAGTTAAAAATAGAAATAGAATAAAAGAATTATTAAAATTAAAAAAAGAAACTGAATCTTAAAATATGGAAAAAATATTAATTGAAAACCCAAACAGGTTTGTTATCTTCCCAATAGAGCATAATGATATTTGGGAATACTATAAAATGCATCAAGCTGCTTTTTGGACAGCAGAAGAGGTTGATCTATCTTCAGATATTCGTGATTGGGAAGCTTTGACAGATAATGAGAGATACTTTATTAAAAATATTTTATCTTTTTTTGCCGCGTCTGACGGAATCGTTAATGAAAATTTAGCTGAAAACTTTTACAGAGAAGTGCAATACCCTGAAGCTAAATTCTTTTATGGATTTCAATTGGCTATGGAAAATATTCATTCACTTATGTACTCATTATTAATTGATACTTACATAAAAGATGATAAAGAAAAATCCGAATGTTTTGATGCCATAAATAAGATGCCAGCAATACAGAAAAAGGCTAAATGGGCTATAGAATGGATTAACAACGATTCTTTTGCTGAAAGATTAGTTGCATTCGCAGCCGTAGAAGGTATTTTCTTTTCTGGATCTTTTTGTTCTATATTTTGGTTAAAATCAAAAGGGATTATGCAAGGACTATGTAATGCTAATTCTTTAATATTTAAAGATGAAAACCTTCATTGTGATTTTGCAATACATTTATTAAATAACCATTTAGAAAAAAAATTATCACAAAAAAGAATTAAAGAGATCGTATTATCAGCATTAGAAATAGAAAAAGAATTTATAACCGAATCTTTACCTGTATCATTAATTGGAATGAATTCTAATTTAATGATACAATATTTGGAATTTGTTGTTGACGGACTTTTAGTTAAAATGGGTTGTGATAAGGAGTTTAATGTTAACCAACCATTTAAATTTATGGAACAAATAGCAATTGAAACCAAAGGTAACTTTTTTGAGTCTAGAACAATGGAATATCAAAAAGCAAAGTTGAATGAAACTATAGTATTTACAGAAGATTTTTAAAAAAAAACAAAATTATGTCATTAAAAATAATTAAAAGAGACGGGGAGTCAGTATCGTTTAATCCCCAAAAAATATATAACAGAGTTAAACGATCGTCTAAAGGGTTAAAAGTTAATTCGGATGAGATATTCATAAAGGTTATTACTTCAGTACCAACTGAAGGTGATATAACAACAAAAGAATTGGATAAATTAATTTATGAGATAGCTGCCGCGTATACTGGTAGTCACCACGACTATTCAAGATTAGCTTCATCAGTTGCGATTTCTTCATACCATAAAGAAACTAACCCAAGTTTTTCAGAAACAATGTCAGAGTTACATTCACATGGAATTATTAATGACGTGTTAGTGGAAACAATTCAAAAATACGGAGAAAAAAATATTGATGAAATTATAAATCATAATAACGATTATAATTTTGATTATTTTGCTTGGAGATCATTAGTAGAGATGTATTTACTAAAAACACCACAAGGAAAAGTAATTGAAAGACCACAACATATGTATATGAGGGTTGCCTTATGGGTTACAGATAATTTTGAAGACGCGATTGAATATTATAAATCATTATCAAACCAACTTATTTCTAAAGCGACACCAATAATGATTAATTCTGGTACAAAAGTACCTCAATTGGCGTCTTGTGTTTTACATTATAATAATTCAGACTCAAGACAAGGATTATTGGATACATTAAACGATATTTCAACATACTCTTCAGATGCTGCAGGGATTGGATTATCTATGTCTAATATTAGAAGTAAGGAAAGTAGAATATCTACATCAGGAGGACACTCGGGTGGTTTATTAAGATATTTAAAAATTGTTAATGAATCGTTAAGATTTTTTAACCAACAAGGTCGTAGACCTGGTTCCGCAGCAATTTACTTGGAGCCTTGGCATAAAGATATTATGGACTTATTGGATATTAAAAAAAATACGGGATCTGAAGAATTAAGAGCTCGTGATTTATTTACCGCACTTTGGATTCCTGACAACTTCATGAGAGCGGTTAAAAATAACGAAGATTGGTATTTGTTTTGCCCAAACGATATAAAAAAATCAGGACTTAAACCACTTCAAGAAACCTATGGTGATGAATATGAAGAAAATTATCGAAAAGCGGTACAAATGGGTATTGGTAAAAAAATAAAAGCTCAAGATATATGGAGTAAGATTATTGAATCTCAGGTTGAGACTGGCGTTCCTTATTTATGTGCTAAGGATAGTGCTAATAAAAAAACTAATCATAAAAATATTGGAGTTATAAAACAATCTAACTTATGTAACGAGATTTATCAATTTACCGACGAAGAGACTACGGCTATCTGTACATTATCATCTATGGTATTAAAGAATTTTATAGTAAAAGGTGAGTTTGATTTTACTTTACTTTATAATGAAGTTAGAAAGGTTGTTCGTTCTTTAAATAAAGTTATTAATATAAATAGGTACTCAACAAAAAAAGGATTAAAAGGTGGTTTAGAACAAAGAGCAATTGCAATAGGAACTCAAGGTTTAGCTGATGTTTTTTATTTAATGGATTATATTTTTACTTCTGAAGAGGCTAAAAAGTTAAATAAAGACATATTTGAAACGATATACTACGCCTCAGTTTATGAGAGTAACCAATTATGTAAAGAAAAAAAATATAAACCATATTCGTTTTTTGAAGGGTCACCGATGTCTAATGAAATTTTTCAATTTGATATGTGGGGACTTGATAGTACACAACTTTCGGGTATGTGGGATTGGAGTAAATTAAAAACAGATGTAAAAACATACGGTGTTTGTAATTCTTTATTTACTGCACAAATGCCTGTCGCATCATCTGCTAAAATTACAGGATCTTTTGAAATGACAGAACCCGCACATTCTGCTCTTTTTAATAGAAGAGTTGTTGGTGGTGAGATTATGATTGTAAATAAATATTTAATTTATGATTTTGAAAAAATTGAAATATGGTCTGAAGATTTAAAAAATGAGATAATAATAAACGAAGGGTCAATTCAAAATATTAATTTTAATAATTATATTGATTTTGATGATAAAAATTACAATAAAAAAGTTAAAAGAATTGAACATCTTATTTTAAAATATAAAACAATATGGGAAATATCACAAAAAGAATTAATTAATATGGCGGCGGATAGAGCTCCATTTATTGACCAATCACAATCTATGAACATTTATATGGTAAATCCGACCTTATCAAAAATAACATCATCTCATTTTCATTCTTGGGAAAAGGGTTTAAAAACACTATGTTATTATGTTAGAACCAAGGCGATATCAACAGGAGCAAAACATTTAGCTTTAGATATGTCAAAAAAAGATAAAAAAAATGTAATTTTAGAAGTACCGAGTATTGATTATTCAGATTTAAATTTAACTGTAAAACCAAAAGATTCCGAATTTGATTGTTTTGGGTGTTCATCATAATAATTTATTATAAATAAAATAAACATATATTTATATGTGATATGGCAAATGGACTAACATACGGAATAAGTTTCCCTTTTAGACAAAGTGAAAAGGGAAATTATCTTAATTTAACTGATGATTCCGATGAAGAGATTAGAACTAGTTTATTACATTTAATATTAACAAAACGTGGTAGTCGTTATTATTTACCTGATTTTGGAACAAATATCTATTCTTTTATTTTTGATCCATTAGATGGTCAAACGTTTGACGCAATTAAAGACGACATTAAAACCCAAGTTGAAAAATATATTCCTAATCTAACTATTAATAGTATAACCGTTACCCCTTACTTAGAAACTGAAGAAGGTATTGGTGAGTTAGACTATGAGTTATTAGGTAAAACTAGTATCCATAGAATTCCTGGAGCTAACACACAAGAATATACTGCAAAATTAAAAATAAACTATACAAATGAAAATAGTACTTTTGGAACTCGAGAGTTTGTGATTATAAATATTTAAATATGGCTATTAATAAAATAAATTATACTGAAAGAGACTTTGAAGGGATTAGGGAGTCATTATTATTGTACACTAAACAATACTACCCAGAACTTATTCAAAACTTTAATGATGCTTCTATTTTTTCTGTACTAATGGATTTAAATGCCGCTGTTGCCGACAACCTTCATTTTCATATTGACAGGAGTATTCAGGAGACTGTATTACAATACGCACAACAAAAATCATCAATATATAATATTGCTAGAACGTATGGTTTGAAAATACCGGGGTATAGACCATCAGTTGCTGTGGTTGATATTTCAATCACTGTACCACCTTTTGGTGATGGTGAGGATTTTAGATATCTTGGAATATTAAGATCAGGATCACAGTTTAATGGTGCTGGAAATACTTTTGAGACTGTAAACGATATTGATTTTTCAACACAATATAATCCGGAAGGGTTTGTTAATCGGACTAAAATACCAACATTTGATAGTGGTAATAAAGTGGTAAATTACGTAATAACCAAAAGAGAAGTCGTTGTTAATGGAACTACTAAAGTTTTTAAAAAAATAATTAATCCGGCTGATGTTGTACCATTTTTCAATTTATTTTTACCTGAAAAAAATGTACTCTCAATAACATCTGTAATTCAAAAAAACGGAACAACATATCCAGCAATACCTTCTTATAGTGAATTTATTAATTCAACAAATAAATGGTATGAGGTTGATTCATTGGCTGAAGATACGGTGTTTATTGAAGATGTTACAAAAGCATCAGATAACTCAGGAATTAAAGTTGGTAAGTATATTAAAACTGAAAATAGATTTATTAGTGAATATACACCAGAAGGTTATTTAAAAGTGCAATTTGGAGGAGGAACTACAACCCCTGAACAACAACTTGTTAATTTTGCAAAATCAGGTATTAAATTAGATTTAGGTAATTACCAAAATAATATTGGATTAGGACTTACCGTTCAACCAAATACTACTTTATTTATTCAATATAGAACTGGTGGTGGGTTATCTTCAAATATTGGTGTTGGTGTGATAAATCAAATTGGTACTATTGATTTATCTATAAATGGACCATCATCTGACATAAATACCAATGTTTTTAATTCTTTAAATATTACAAATGTTACCGCAGCAATTGGAGGATCAAACCCACCAAGTACTGAAGAAGTTAGAAATATGGTTACATTTAATTTTTCAGCACAAAAAAGAGCGGTTACTATTAATGATTATAAATCTTTAATTGACACTATGCCTGGTAAATTTGGATCACCAGGTAAGGTAAGTATAACTGAAAATAATAATAAGATTACAATTCAAATACTTTCATATGATGATGGAGGTAAATTAACCCAATCTGTTTCAAATAATTTAAAAAATAATTTAGCAACATATCTTTCTAACTTTAGAATGATTAATGATTATATATCTATTGATGTTGCAAAGGTGATTGATTTAGAATTTGAAATTTATGTAATGATGGAATCTGATAGAAACCAAGGCCAAGTTATTACAGAAATTATTAATTCTGTTGCAAACTATATGTCACCAGAAAATAGAGAATTAGGACAAAACGTTAATATGTCTGAAATTAAAAAATTAATTCAAAATGTTGCTGGTGTATCAACACTTACCGAAATAAAAGTCATTAATAAGGTTGGAGGACAATATTCAACATCAGAAACGTCACAAAGATATTCAAATAATTCCACAAAAGAGATCCAACTAATTGATGAAACTATTTTTGCAGAACCAAGCCAAATATATCAAATTAGATATACTAATAAAGATATTAAGGTTAGGGTAAAAAATATAAAAACAGTAGACTTTAAATAACGTTATTTATTTTATAATGTTATTGATTATCTTTAAAAATAAAGAACATAACTATTTATTTTTAAAGAATTAATGAACAAAAGTCATCGAATAAAAGTTAACCCGGGAACTGATAAAAATATAAGAGTACAAATTGACCAAGATTTTGATTTTTTAGAAATACTATCTCTAAAATTAAGACATGAAGACGTTTATACTAGGTTTTGTGCTGATTACGGTGTAGTTGCGGGTCGAGTAATCATTAATGGTGGTTTTGGTGTTCCTAACGTTAACGTTTCCATTTTTATCCCATTATCCCCAGAAGACGAATCCGACGTTGTTATTTCAACACTATATCCATATAAAACTGTAAATACAAAAAACGAGGATGGTTATCGTTATAATTTGTTACCATACAAAAAAGAGTATGGTGGTCACACACCTACAGGTACTTTTCCGGATCGTGAGGACGTTTTAACGAGACGTGAAGTTCTCGAAGTCTATGAAAAATATTATAAATTTACAGTTAAAACAAATGATAGTGGTGACTTTATGATTATTGGCGTCCCTTTAGGGATGCAAAAATTAATATTAGATTTAGATTTATCAAATATTGGTACTTTTTCTTTACGACCCGCAGATTTAATTAGGATGGGTTTAGGCTCTCCCGAACAATTTGACGGGGAACAATTTAAATCATCAACGGATTTGGATTCGTTACCACAGATAGTTCACTTAAAAACAGATGTTGAGGTTACTTCTTTTTGGGGAGAAACAGACATTTGTAATATTGGTATTAGTCGAGTTGATTTTGATTTAAGAGATTTTGGTGGTATTAATATTCAACCACATGCGGTGTTCTTAGGTTCATTATTTTCAACTAATGATGGTGATTTTTTAAAAACAAACTGTAAACCAAAATTTGATAGCGGAAATCTTTGCGACCTTGTAACTGCGTCTGGTACAATATTAGCTATTAGACAAACAATCAATACCGACACAAACGGTAGACCAATACTTGAACAGTATGTACTACCTGAAGGAGGTAAGGTTATAGATTCTAATGGTACTTGGATGTTTGAAATACCAATGAATTTGAACTACGTAACAACAAACGAATTTGGGGAAATGGTACCATCAAACGATCCAAATATAGGTATCCCAACTACAGGTAAATATAGGTTTAGAATACAATATCAAAATGAAGAAGGAATTAAAAATAACATTTTTAGGGCTGACTATTTAATACCAAATATTAAAGAATGGGGGTGGGATAACCCTAACACACCACCACCGTCACAACTAGCACCATCAATACCTAACGCAAACACTTATCAGCAATTATATTCATATGGATTTGGTTTGGAATGGGAAAATTATGGAGACCCAACAACAACAATAGGTTTAGAGATGATTAATGAAGCTATTGATGCTAAAGACAGGTTCTATGCGTTTAATTTTAATAAAGTGTATACTATTTCTATGTTTTTAGATAGGTGGAAATGGGGATATAATAGAGCACAACATTTAGGGATTAAAGAAATTACTAACAGAGCTTGTACAACAACAACTAATCGATTTCCAGTTAATGACGGAGTTAGAAATTTTGATTTTCTATTTTTTCTTTTTAATATTTTAATTACGATTTTAACACCAACTTTTATTATATTAATTGTTATTTCACATGTATTAGCAGTCATATACCCAATAATTAGAGTAATGGCTAACGTGGTCATTTGGTTACTTAATAAAATTATAATACCAATTTGTAAGGTTGTTAAATGGCTTGCTCCTAGAAAAATGCGGGGGACAAATTGTGACGACAAAAAAATAGAACCATTATCTAAGGAGAACCCATTTAAAAGGTTATCAATACCTATGATGTCTTATCCTGATTGTGAAGCTTGTGATTGTAAAGATCAAGGGTTAGATGAGGCTGAGTCAACAGGATTTGCCACTTCAGTAAATACAGCATCCGCTAGAGACAATATAAGTATATTGTCTAATGTTGGTAGTACTGTATCTTATAGTCTTATGAAGGGATATGTTGGTCGACCAACAACGGTTGATACGTATGCTACCGGTGATTTGGAAGAATTTGTTAATGATAGTTGGCAAATGTTGTTGGCTGGTGAACAAGCATATACTAAAAGATATAAGGTTCCTTTGGTTCGTTTTTCCGTATTTCCTCAGTACCCATACCCAACAACTGGAATGATTAATCAAACTTTTATTGGTTCTGATGTTACTTTAGCTCAATCTATGAACTTAGCAAATCTAAGAAGTAGATATTTT